TTTTGGTTATAGATTTTTATGAAAATAACCGAGAAGGGTTGCCGCATTATATCCAGGTGGTGAAAGATAAGGATTATATTTACGGAGATCATTTTGCACCCCACGATATTGAAGTTACGGAATTTTCAACGGGTAAGACCAGAAGAGAGGTAGCTTACCAATTAGGAATAAGGTTTAAGATTTTACCTAAAATAAATTTAGAAGATGGTATCCACAATTTAAAAATGGTTTTACCTAAGTGTTGGTTCGATATAGAAAACACAAAACCATTAATAGATTCATTAAGACATCATCATCGAAAATATAACGAGAAGATGAAAATGTTTAGTAATAAACCTATTAAAGATTGGAGTTCTCATGCTTGCGATGCTATGAGATATTTAGCTTTAGGAATTACTGAATTACCAAGAAACAAAGTTGCGGCTCAAAAATTAGCTGTCAACGATTATACAATACACGGAGAATAATTATGGGATTTATGAAACCAACAATACCACCAATGCCTGCAATACCAGCGGTTCAACCATTACCCGATCCACCTAAGTATGATGATAAGGATAGGGAAGCGGAAGTTAAAGCTACAAGAGCAAAAATTAGAGCTGGAAGAACAGGTAGAGCATCCACTATTTTAACTACAGCTAAAGGTTTAGAGGATGACGAATATTCAACAAAGAAAACTTTATTAGGAGGATAATATGGGAGGAGCAGCACCAAAACCATTTAGACCAAAACCACCATCACCAGCACCCGCACCCATTTATACACCAGCTCCAACTAGAGCTGAGGTATCACAAGGAACATCAACAGACGCTATGGGATTAGCAAGAGGTAAAGGTAGATCAAGCACAATATTAACAGGTGCAAAAGGTTTAGGCGATAACGCATTAACAACAAGCAAGAAATCATTACTCGGAGGGTAAATGGCAGAAGATCCAAAAGCAAAAATGGTAATAGAGAGATATAAAACTCTCAAAGCACAAAGAGTTACTTGGGAAGATCATTGGCAAGATATTGCTGATTATTTCTTACCAAGAAAATCTAACATTACAATTAAAAGAACTAAAGGCGATAAAAGGCACGATCAGATTTATGATGGTACAGCTACCCACGCTTTAGAATTATTATCAGCTAGTTTAAATGGTATGTTAACAAATACTATTTCTCCGTGGTTTATATTAAAATTTAGAAACGAACTTATTAACGAAGATGATACCGCTGTTGAATGGTTAGAGAGCTGTTCTAAAGTCATGCAACAAGTCTTTGCAAGATCTAATTTCCAACAAGAAATATTTGAATTATACCATGAGCTATTAGCTTTTGGTACATCGGCAATGTTTATTACGGATGATGTTCAAGATGATTTGAGATTTAAAACTTTACATATTTCAGAAATTTTTATTACTGAAGATGATAAAGGAATGGTAGATAGCTTAACGAGAAGATTTCATCTTAAAAATAAAAACATTCCATCTATGTATCCTGACGCAGAACTTCCAAGAGCTATCCTAACGGATATAGATAAAGCTCCTTATGACGATGCTGTAATTATTCATTCAGTTTATCCTAACGAAGTTAAAATGGGATATGACAATAATAAAAATATGGATTGGATTTCTTGCCATGTTCACGAAAAAACAGGTACACTTTTAAGAGAAAGTGGATTTAAAGAATTTCCTTATGTCGTTCCAAGATATTTAAAATCTTCATCCAATGAGATTTATGGCAGATCACCAGCTATGAATGCTTTACCAGATACGAAGATGTTAAACACAATGTCTAAGACGACAATTAAAGCAGCTCAAAAACAAATTGACCCACCTTTAATGGTTCCTGATGATGGATTTATTTTACCCGTAAGAACTGTTCCTGGTGGATTAAACTTCTATAGAGCCGGAACCAGAGAAAGAATTGAACCATTAAATATAGGATCCAATAATCCTTTAGGATTACAAATGGAAGATCAAAGAAGAAAAGCAATAAGAGAAAACTTCTTTGTTGACCAGTTAATGACAGTTCAAGGTGTAAACATGACAGCAACTGAAGTGATGCAAAGAACTGAGGAAAAGATGAGATTACTTGGACCCGTTCTAGGCAGACTTCAATCTGAATTATTACAACCTTTAATTACAAGATCATTTAATTTATTATTAAAAAATAATAAGCTACCCGCTATACCAGAAGAAATTGGCGAACAAGATGTTGAGATAGAATATGTATCTCCATTAGCTAAAGCTCAAAAGACACAAGAACTATCATCGATTATGAGAGGAATTGAAATATTTGGTTCAATGCAAAACATTGCACCTGTATTTGATTACATAGACATAGATGGTTTAGTTAATCATGTTAAAGATGTGTTAGGCTTACCCGCTAAAATTATGAGATCAAAAGCAGAAGTTCAACAGATCCAACAAGAAAAACAACAAGAACAAATGGAACAAATGCAACTTCAACAAGCTCAACAAGTAGCAGAAGCAGCGGGTAAAGTAGCTCCCGCTTTAAAGGTAGCAAATGAACTCTAAAGATTTAGAGCAATTAAATATTGCTTACAAACAAGTTTTTGAATCTGACAATGGAAAAAAAGTATTGGAAGATTTAGAAAAAAGATGCAGTTATCATACAACTACTCACATTAAAGGTGATAGTCATGAGTCTGCATTTTTAGAAGGAACAAGATCTGTTGTCTTGTTCATTAAAAATATGCTCAATAAAAAACCATAGGAGGAAAAATGAGTAGTGAAAATCAAGAGGTAGCAGTACAAGAACAACCATCGGTACTGTCTGGAGACCCTAAAACAGAAACTCCACAAACAAACGCAGATTGGAAAGCAAGTCTTTCTGATGAAGTAAGATCTGATAAATCTTTAGAAAATATTAAAGATATAGAAGGTTTAGCAAAATCTTATGTTCATGCACAAAAAATGGTAGGAGCGGATAAAATTCCAGTTCCAAACAAATATGCAACTGAAAAAGATTGGGATGCCGTTTATGAAAAATTAGGCAGACCGAAAACTTCGGATGGATATAAATTTGACTTACCACAAGATAAACAAGTGGATGAGGCATCATTAAAAGAATTTTCAACCCAAGCACATAAGCTAGGATTACTTCCTGGGCAAGCTCAAGGGGTGGTTCAATTCTATAATGACATGACGTCTAAATCTCTACAAGATGCTGATAGTAAAGCTCTTGCAGCTAGAGAAACTAGCACGAAGGAACTAAAACAAGAATGGGGTCAAGCATTTGACCAAAAAGTTTCACAGGCAGCAACCTTAGCGAAATCGGTTGGTGCTACTGAACTTTTAAATGCTAATCTAGCAGATGGAACTAAACTGGGAGATCATCCGGTTATGATTAAAGCTTTTGCAGAATTAGCAAATAAAATGGGAGAAGATAGTATTGTTCAGGCATCTGGACCAACATATCTAACACCATCACAAATAGATAAACAAATTGGAGAACTGACACAAACAGGTTCGGCTTATTGGGATAAAAACCATCCAAACCATTCAGACGCAGTTCAAGAAGTTTTAGCTTTACGAGAAAAGAAAAACATTGTATAGCTGAAAATAGTTAGGATAATCGAAAGACCCTAGTTGACACTATGAAAGTATAGGTTCCAGGAGAACTAAAATCGAGGAGAGACCCGCAAGGATAATCATCCGCTTAACAATAACATAAACTATAAACAGGAGGAACTTATAATGAGTTCACAAATAACTACTTCTTTTGTAGAGCAGTATAGTTCAAACGTATCTATGCTTTCTCAACAAATGGGAAGTAAACTAAGATCTTCTGTTGATGTGGAAACTGTTACTGGTAAAAACGCTTTCTTCGATCAAGTCGGAGTTACAGCTGCTCAATTAAGAACGAGCAGACATGGCGATACACCACAAATAGACACGCCACACAGTAGAAGAAGATTGAGCTTAGCAGACTATGAATGGGCTGATCTTGTTGACGATGTTGACAAGGTTAGAATGCTTGTAGATCCTACTAGCTCATACGCAAGAGCAGCGGCAGCAGCGATGAATAGAGCAATGGATGATGTAATTATTACAGCATTCAACGCATCTGCATCAACTGGTGTAGCTGGTGGTTCATCTACAGCTTTGCCTTCTAGTCAAAAAACAGCGACTTCAGACCAATCAGATGGTTTGACGATCACTAAACTTTTGGCTGCGAAGAAAATCTTGGATAACAATGATGTTGACCCTTCTTTAAGAAGATACATCGTTTGCGGACCACAACAAATCTCAGATCTATTAGGAACTACGCAAGTTACTAGCTCGGACTTCAATTCAGTTCGTGCATTAGCAACTGGAGCCGTAAATTCTTTTATGGGATTTGAGTTCATAATGTCAACAAGACTGAACATGGATGCAACTAACACAACTGACAGATTAATTTTTGCATATACTGAAGATGCTTTAAAATTAGGTATCGGAAAAGATATATCTGCGAAAATCTCTGAAAGAGCTGACAAGTCTTACTCAACACAAGTTTATTACGCAATGAGCTTGGGAGCAGTAAGAATGGAAGAGAAAAAAGTTGTTCAAATTCCATGTCATGAAGCATAATATAGGAGGATATAAACATGGCTGTTACAACACAAAAAAGTGCTGAGTACACTATAGAAACTGCTACTCCTATCGTTAAGTCAAATACTGTAGATAAACATGGTAAATTAAGAACCTTGTATTTTACACATGACCAAGACGGTGCTGGAGATGCAAACTCAACTGTTACTTTGGGGAAATTACCCCCTGGTAAAGTTAAAATATTAGGCGGTCTATCAAGATTCTATTGCAACTGGGTAACTAGTTCACAAACAATGGATATTGGTTGGAAAGCATACACAGACTTAAACGGAGATGCAGTTGCATTAGACGTTGATGGTTTAGTGGATGGTTTAGACGTAGATACTGCTGGATATTTCGATATGGAAAGCAACATCGCAGCTGGAAAGCTGAAAGGTGGAACTTATACATTTGAAAGTAGAGATGGCGTTGAAATTACTGCTTTAGCAATAGGTGCTTTAGTAGATGGAGACGATCTTTGCGGTTATATTACTTACGTAATTGACTAATAAATAAATTTATAGGCGGGAGCGGGAGACTTAACTCGCCTATAATCCAAACAAAATTTTAAAGGAATAAAATGGCTTACAAAAAAAATTCTTTAGTTAGAAATATTAACAAACGAAAAAAAGCGGGAACTTCAAGACCCAAATCAAAATCAACAGTTTCAAAAAAAGCATATAGTGCTATGAAAAAAGGATGGAAATAGATGGCATCAGTAGTACAAATATGTAATTCAGCTCTTAATCAACTTGGAGCAAGCTCTATTACAGCTCTTACTGAAAATTCAAAGAATGCTAGAATATGTAATGAAAGATATGAAACAGTTAGAGATGCAGTTTACAGATCTCATCCTTGGAACTGTCTTATTAAAAGAGTTCAATTAGCACAAGATAGTGATACGCCAGCTTGGGGTTTTACTTATCAATATACTTTACCCTCAGATTGCATACGGGTTTTACACATTAAAGATTATAATTCAGATTACAAAATTGAAGGAAGAAAATTATTAATAAACGAAAGTGAAGTTTATTTAATTTATTTGGCTATGGAATCAGATGTAAACCAATTAGATATTTTGTTAAGAGAAACTATATCTGCTGGTTTAGCTCAAGATATAGCTTATGCTATCACATCTAATTTGCAAGTTGCAAAATTGATGACAGAAAAATATCAAGCAAAATTATCTGAAGCAAGACACGCAGACGCTTCAGAAGGTTATAATACAGATCCTAATAATGGTCCAACAGACCAAATAATAACAGAAGATTTTATAAACAGTAGATACTAATATGCCTAAACAACTTTTAAGCATACCTAGCTTTACCGCTGGGGAGCTTTCATCATCTATGGAAGGTCGTACAGACTTCGCTAAATACTTTAACGGAGCAAGCAATATTGAAAATTTTGTTGTACTACCTCATGGACCAATAACAAGACGACCAGGAACTTATTTTGTTTCTGAAGTTAAAACATCTGCAAATTCCACACGATTAATTCCATTCACATTTTCAACTGAACAAACTTATGTATTAGAATTTGGTAATAACTATATTCGTTTTTTTAAAGACAATGGTCAAATTACAGAAGGTAATAAAACTATTACTGCAATTACTGCTGCCAATCCAGCTGTCGTTACCTCTAGCTCTCATGGTTATTCCAATGGAGATTTTGTAAATATTTCTGGAGTTGTTGGCATGACAGAAGTTAATGGTAAAACTTTTAAAGTTGCCGATAAAACTACTAATACTTTTGAACTACAAAATGTTGATGGTACAGATATTAATTCATCTGGTTACACAGCTTATTCTTCTGGTGGTATAGCAAACAAAATTTATCAAATCACAACTGATTATACGACAGCTCAACTCTTTGATTTAAAATTCGCACAATCCGCAGATGTTATGTATATCTGCCATAACTCTCACGAAGTTATGAAACTTTCAAGAACGGGTCATACTTCCTGGACATTATCAGAAGTCGATTTTGCAGAGACGGGACCCTATATGGATGTCAACACCACAACAACAACTATAACTCCAGCTTCTTCCGGAACTGGAACTAGCGTCAATTTTACAGCTAGTTCTATAGTTGGCATTAACGGTGGTGTAGGTTGGGCGACAACAGATGTAGGAAGAATTTTAAAATTTAATAGTGGTGAGGCAGTTATTACAGGAAGAACTAATACAACAGTTGTAGTTTGCACAATTACTAAAGCCTTTGCAAATACCGATGCTACTGCAACTTGGCAACTTGGTTCTTTTTCAGATACTACGGGTCATCCCGCTTGTGTTTCTTTCTTTGAACAACGATTAGTATTTGCAGCAACATCAGATCAACCACAAACTATGTTTTTTTCTAAATCCGGAGATTATGAAAATATGACATCAGGAACAGATGCTGATGATGCTATGATTTATACCATTGCATCTAACCAAGTAAATGCCATTAAATCTTTAAAAGCTACAAGAACTTTAATCTGTATGACAACAGGTGGTGAATATGCAGTTAGTTCTGGTTCATCTCAAGATGCTATTACTCCAACTAATATTAATATTAGAAAACAATCTAACTATGGATCTGCTGGAGTAGATGCTTTATCTATTGGAAACGCTACAATCTTCTTACAAAGAGCTAAAAGAAAAGTTAGAGAGCTTGCTTATAACTTTGATACAGATGGTTATGTTGCACCAGACTTAACAATTTTGGCGGATCATATAACAGAAAGCGGAGTAGTTCAAATGGATTATCAACAAGAACCTTACTCTGTTGTGTGGGGAGCAAGAACGGATGGTGTGTTAGCGGGTTTGACTTATAATAGATTAGAAAATGTTGTTGCTTGGCACAGACATATTATTGGCGGTAAATCAGACACTACAAAAAATATTATTCATCAACAAATTTCTTTTACATCAAATTCTACAATAGTTAATACAACTAATAATACTATAACTTTAACTTCTCATGGTTTATCTACAGCTGATCCCGTTTATTACTATGCTGGTTCTAATGCTATTGGAGGTTTAAACAATTCAACATTATATTTTGCTATCGCATCAGATAGTAACACAATCAAATTAGCAACAACCGCTTCTAATGCTACAGCGGGAACAGCTATATCTTTTACTTCAGCTCCAAGCTCAGACACAACTCAATATATTTACCAAGGTGTAAATATTTCATCTAATTTTATTTATTCAGCTTCTCATGGTTTTACGACAGGTGATATTTTTTATTATGATAATACAGGAACTGCTATTGGTGGTTTGTCTGAAAATACAAAATATTACATTGAAAAAATAGACGACAATCAATTTAAACTTTATTCAAACAAAACTTTAGCTACGGTTGTTAGTTTAACATCAGCTCACACATCAGAACAAACTGATAATATTTTAACTCATGCTAAAGTAGAAAGTGTTGCCGTTATTGATGGCGATAGCGATGAAGATCAAGTTTGGGTTATTGTTAAAAGATGGATTAATGGATCGGTAAGACGATATGTTGAATATTTTACTCCATTTGATTTTAATGAAGATTTAACCGCATTTCATTATTTAGATAGTGGATTAAGTTACACAGGAGATTTAACTTCAAGTCTTACTGGTTTAGATCATTTAGAAGGAGAGGTGGTTGATGTTATTGGAGAAGGATCTGCTCAAAATTCTAAAACTGTTAGTAGTGGAGCAATCACTATTACTAATGCTACTGAACAAGCAAAAGTAGGATTACTTTATACATCTGATTTACAAACTATGAGATTAGATGAAGGTTATACTGAAACAACACAAACGAAAACAAAAAGAATTTACGACTTATCCGTTAGATTTCAAAATACAGTTGGTGCAAGCGTTGGACCCAACGCTGGTAATTTAACCTCAATAGATTTTAGATCAAGTGGATCTTCTATGGATTTACCTATCCCATTATTTACAGGAGATAAATCTATTGAATTTGATACAGACTACGGAACAGAAGGTTTGGTTTATGTGCAACAATCACAAGCTTTACCTATGACGATACTTGGAATTTATCCTAGATTGGAGACAGAAAGTGTCTAATGTAGTTATTGTTCCATTTGAAAATCAACACGCTGAACAAATATTAAATCAAGGTTTAAATAGCGATTTACTGGAATTAAAACCAGAGCATAGAAAATATGCTTATTTTTTAAAAGAAGTTGGAATGTCGTTTACAGGTCTAGTCAATAATAAACCTATTGCGGCTGGAGGTGTCTTTCATCTCTGGGATGGCGTTGCCGAGGGGTGGGTCTTAGCAACAAAAGATATTTATAAATATCCAGTTTTTTGTGCTAAACACATTAAACAAAGAACTGAAATAATTTTACAAGCCAACAAAATAAAAAGATTACAAACTTCCGTAAAAGCTAACTGCGATGTAGCATTAAGATTTGCCAAGTGGTTAGGTTTAAAAGAAGAAGGATTAATGAAAAGTTATGGTCCCGATGGATCAGACTTTATAAGATTTGCGAGGATAATTAAATAATGAGTTTTTTTGGAGACATATACGCTGGTAAAGCATCACAAGCAGCAGCTAACTTTAATGCTCAAATCATGGAGCGTAATGCTAAAATGAAAGAGCAAGAGGCTAAACAGATTATGTCTGTTCATAATGATTATAGCCTTCCAAGATTTGATAAAACAGTTGAACAAATACAGGGTCAAACAACAGTAGCTTATTTATCTAGTGGAGCTGCTTATTCTGGTTCTGTTTTAGAAGCCTTATATCAACAAGAACTAGAACTAGAAACCGACAGAGATATTATGCAATACAACGCAGAGAACGCTAGAGATCAAAAATACAATGAGGCAATTCAAGACAGAGCTGATGCTGATATGTCTAGGTGGAGAGGTAAGGTTGCTAAAAAAGCATCTTACTATGCAGCGGGTCAAAGTTTATTAGATACTGGCTTATCAGTTTATAACGCAATGAGGTAATTAAATGGCAATAAAATTATATAAATCACAATTAGAACCAACAAGCAAAACTTCTAATGTTGCTGACAGAAGGCAAATCAGCATGAGTGAGGCTGGATCTATTGGTAGAGCTTTTAAAGGAATGATGAAATCAGGTGAAAACCTTTATGTAAAACACCTGGATATTAAATCTGATAATGAAGTTTTAGAAAAATCTAAAGAAGTTATGAATGGTACTGAAGCTAAAACTGGTTTAAGTGAAACTATTTTAAAAGCTAAACAAATGAAAGATCCTGATGCTGCAGTAAAATTATACAGCGATGCTTGGAAGTCTTGGTTAGATACAGAAAAAAATAATGTTTCTTGGATGGCTAAAAAGAAACTTTCTAATTGGATGAACAAACAACAATTAAAAGATACTAATTCTATAAAAGTCTCAGCTACAGCAAACATGATAAATGGTTTGCAAAATAATATTACAGATCAAGCAAACACTCTAGCTAAGACTATTGTTTATGGATCAACTAAATTTGAAAAAGAGACAGCTAAACAAGAATTAAAAACTTTATTAGGTAGCACAAAAACAGCAGAGGCTATGGGTGCTAAATTAGATGTACTTAAAAAATCAGTTGAAAGAGATATAGCTTTTTACGGCTATAAAAATGTTGCAGTAGGAGATTATGCTAAAGCTTTAGAGCTGGCTAAAAAAGATAATAGATTAGAAATAGCAGATATTGAAAAATTAAAAACACATTTTAAAACTTCTAAAACAGCTAATAATAAATTAAACAAAGATACAGTTGCTAAGATGGAAACTGCCATGACTAATGGCATTACATACAATCAAGAAGAATATAATTTAGCAATGACTACAGCTATTGAAAATGAGGATCAAGCTACAATTCTAAAATTAAAAGATTTACAAACCGAGGCTGGTTATTATGTTCAACTTTCAACAATGTCAACTTCAGATATTGAAAATAGAATTAATATTTTAAATGAATACAAAAACAAGAAAGTTTCTGAAGGAACTGGAATGGAAAATAAATACGCTATAAATTTAGCAACAAGTAAAAAATTTTTAGCTAAGTTAGAAAGCGATTTAAATAAAGATCAATTAAAAACTGGAAGTGATAGAGGCATACAACAAATTGAAGAAATAGGTTTTAACGAAATGTTAATAAGCGGTAATGTTGAAGAATTTGCTAATGCTGTTAATGTTAGAATGGCTAAAGCAGAAACGATTGCTGCCTTTTACAATAGACCACCGGTTTATTTTACTGAAACAGAATTAAAATCTATTCAGACAACTTTTGCTAATGTTCAAAATACTTCTCAGGTTATTCAATTAACTTCAGCGTTAGTAAATGCTTTTGGAGATAAAAGCGATACAGCTTTTAAACAAATTTCAAAAAGCAATACTGTATTAGCTCATCTTGGCGGACTTGTTATAATGAATGACAAAACTGCTGGAGAAAATGCAGAGCTGCTTGCTGAAGGTTATATGATTTCACAAAACGAACAATTAAAAAACATTTATCAAGTTCCAACCTCAGATGTTGGTCTTTTAACTAAAGTAAGAAAATACTCTAAAATATTTGGATCTAACACAGATACTTTTAATAATACTGTAGAGGCAGCTAATTATATTTATATGGCTACTTTAAAAAGAGACGGAAAGACTAAAAAGAATTTTGATAAAGACGATTGGGAAAAAGCATTTTTACAAGCATCCGGACAAATTAAAATTAAAAATAAATTTTTAGGAATGGATTACTTGTCTATAGATGACAAAATGGGTGGCTACGATAAAGATACTCGAGGCAACGATGTTCATATTCCAAGCTGGCTACCTACTGGTTCTTTTAGCAAAGTTGTTGAAAGAATCAAAGAAGATGAAAATTTATGGCTTAAATCTTCTAATGGAAAAAATGCAGTTATAGGTGATGGTGTTAATAGAGGCAATGAAATTACTTTAGCAGAAATTTTTAAAGAAGGTGATCCTTATTTTGTAAGTATAGGAAATGGTAAATATAAAATTGCTACGGGTGAAGATCCTACTAGCGATGGAGATCCTGAGTATTTAATGAACTCTGATGGTAATTATTTTGTAATTAATATTAATAAAATTAGAGACGAAATTATAACTGGAATAAATTAATGAGTATATTTTTTGATGAAGATAACGCAAAAGTTGCTCCTTCAAATGAAAGCTGGAGCTTAGGTGCTAAAACTGATTTTATGGAAAATGCTAGTGCAGCATTTAAAGCATTTAGAAAAACAGAGGTATCTACTTCAGAATATATTAATGAAGGTGAAGAAATAGGAAATGCTATTCAAATTTTAAATGAGTCTGGACACTCAGATATTTTAGATCCATTAGATCCAATGAATTTTGTTGTTGACGATACTGAGATAACTCCCAATAGAGACGCTATGCAAGCAGATTTTTGGAAAAAGGTTGAAGAGCTTGCAGCATTAGATCCTATTTTAAAAAATAAATTAACTGAGGCTGGATTACAATCTCAAGCAGCTATGCACGAAACAATTAAAAAAAAATCTCACAGTGCTTGGCAAGAATTTACAGACATAAATCAAAGAGCCACGGGTTATGGAAAAGCTGGTGGATTTGCTGGAATAGCTGGAGGAGCTTTTACAGATCCTTTTATGCAAGCCGCAGTAGTTGCATCTTTTGGTTATTCTATACCAGCAACAATTGGAGCTGCTGCTTTAAGAATTAGTTTAATGGAGGCAGCTATTGGCGGTGTTGCAGAAACAGCAATACAATTAAAAGCTCAACCTTATAGAAAAGAATTAGGTTTTGAAGATGCTGGATTAGCAACGGGTGCAAAAAATATTGCAACTGTTTCCGTTGCATCAGGAGTATTATCTCCATTATTATTTGGAGTGTTTAAAGCTTTTGGTAAAGGCATTGATGTTGGTAAAAAACATTTAATGAAATTACCTACAGAAGATTTACAAAAAATTAATAAAGAGCTTGGAAAAATTAATCCTAAATTTAAAAATGAAGTTTTAGAAAATGCCGAAATACCTAAAAAAGATATACCTGAGACAAATACTCCAGCTGCAAGAACTGAGCATAGAGAAAGATTAGACACAGCAATAAAAGCTATTAATGATGATGCTCCAGTAGATCTACCAGCAATTAAAAATAAAATTATTTATCATGGTACAAATAAATATTTTAAAGAGTTTGATTTAAATAAAACTGCAGATCAATCTATTTGGTTCACAGATGATATTAATGCTATTAAAGCTGGGACAGTAGGAGCTACCGGTAAAGGCAATATTATTGAAAGAATACTTGACGAAAAAAAATTAAAATTAGCAACTGCAGAACAAGCTGATAAATTAACAGACGATCAATTAATATCCCAAGGTTTTGATGGAGTTAAATTTGAAAGATCAGCTGGTTTTACAGAAAATAACTATAGAATTTTTAATACAGAAAAATTAGATGTTACTTCTCCCGTATCTTCTAAAAGTGGTTTTAATAAAACAGAAAGTAAATTAGCTGAGGATATTGAAGCTGTAAAAGATTTTGATGTACCTACTGAGGCAACTTTTAAAAATCAAGCTTTAAATAATGAAAGATCTGTATTTGATGTATCAACTTCTTCATCCATTAGAAGAGAGGCTGGTGCGGGAGCTGCTGCTAAAACGTCTCCTACTGAATTTTCTGAGGCAACCCAAGCTTTATCTGCAGCATCCCAAAGAACAGATGCAACTCCAGTATCAGTTTTAGCTAAAGCTAATATAGAGCCACCACTATTTCGTGGTTTAGATACAAGTAATGTAGGTGTCAAAAGTGCCATAGTTGGTTCTAAACATCCCACAACCAATAAGGTTATTTATCACAAAACCGATCAGTTTGATGAGATATACAATACTTTAACAAATAAAATGCCAGATGTGAAGAGTAATCTAGAACCAATTGCTAAAAAATATGGTGGCAATTTAAAAGCAAGAATAAAGCAAAAAAAAGAACTTAATAAAAAATTAAAACAAGGAACAAAACCTGAGCATATATCTGATTATTTAGGAGCTAGAATATCTACAGATACCATTTTTCAAGCAAAAATGGCTGTAAATGATTTAAACAAACAATTTAAAATTCTTAGTATTGATGACTTTTTAAGTGATGCTGGAAGAGTAGTAGAGAGTGGAACTGAGTATAGAGCTATCCATGCTCAAGCTTTGACAGATGATGGATTTAGTTTTGAGATACAGATTAGAATTAAAGATCTAGATCCTTTAACAGAGAAATCTCATGCCATTTATAAGAAAAAGAAATTTCCTGAGAAAGAATATACAGATGCAGAGTTTGCAAAAATTGTTAAAGAAGAAAAAGCAATAAATTCTAAATTAAGAGCTAAGTATTTTCAAATTAAAGATAAAGAATTTTTAAAATTAAAAAGCACAGATCCAATGGATATTCCTATTCCTATAGGAACAAGAATAGATGATGCTACGGGTGAAAAAGTACCTTTAACTAAAACAGCTAGGGAATTATTTGAGGAAGATGCTAAAAACGAAACTATGCTTAAAAGATTGGAGAACTGCGTATGAGTTATAAGCAATGTATTATTAATGGCGTTAGGGAGGGTTTAATTAGTGAAGAGCAAGCTCATACATTAAATAAAAATTTTGATGAAGTTAGAGACTTTTATCAATTTAGAAAAAATTTAAGTAAAGAAGATGCTGAGAAAGCAGCTGCTAAAAAATCTTATGATGAGCTTAAAATAGAGCAAGCTGAAAAACTTAGATACACTATAGCTATGAAAAACTATATGGATGAGTTTAATACTCATTTTAATACTTATAGAAATGCTAATGGTGAAGTAGATTATGCAAATGCTTATAGAGCTAAGTTAGCTCAAGATAATATTTCTAATACTCCAAACATTGAAAGACAAACAGACATTGAAAGAGGTAAAGCTCATCAATTAATGGCTGATCTATTAGATCAGTTTAGATATGGCTGGGGAGGTAGAAGATCCAAATTACAAAAAACTAACATAAAAATTATGGTTAGAGAAATATTTGGAGAAAATACTGGAAATCAAAATGCCAAAGATTTAGCTAAAGCCTGGAAGGCTGCTGCTGAGCATTTAAGAAAAAGATTTAATTATTTTGGCGGTAAAGTTTTATCAAGAAAAGATTGGGGACTACCACAGATCCACGATACGTTATTAGTAAGATCTGTAACAAAACAATATTGGGTAGATTATGTTTTACCAAAATTAGATTTAGATAAAATGGTTAATGAAACAACTGGTTTGCCATTTAGCGATAAAGGCATACGAGAGGCTTTAGAAAGTGTGTACGATAATATAGCAACTGAAGGTATGGCAACTTTTAAGCCTGGTACTTCAAGTTATGGAAAAGCTTTACACAATAGAAAATTAGATCATAGATTTTTAGCTTTTAAAAGTGCTGATGATTGGATGGAATACCAGGCAAGATTTGGTACAGCTGATCCTTTTAAAACTATGATGGATCATGTAAGCGGTATGTCTAGAGATATTGGTATGATGAAAATATTGGGACCCAATCCTGATGCTATACACACATACGCAAAACAAGTAATTAGAAAACAAACTGGTATTGATGTTGCAGCTGAGGCTCAAGGAAAATTTAAAAGAAAAAAAATACTTAAAGGAAGAACAGAAACAGATAGAACTGAGGCAATTTTAGAAAATGCTGAAAATCTTTATGCTTATCACAAAGGCTCTTTACATAGACCCATTGATGGATATTTTGGCAATTCATTTGCAGCTCTAAGACAGATCTTAACTTCTGCACAATTAGGAGGAGCTGCGGTTATGGCAATCACAGATTTTCACTGGTCAAGGATTACTTCTAAATTTAATGGTTTAAAAACTTATAAAGCAAATACAAATGCTTTAAAATTTTTAACAGAAGGAACAAAAAAAGATAAAGCTTTAGCAAGAACTGCTATAAGACTTGGTTTAATTGCAGAGCATTGGTCAACTGTAGCTGGTGTTGCAGCAAGATATTTAAATGAAGTGGATGCTCCATTTTGGTCAAAAAGAGTATCTGATTTTGTTTTAAGAGGAACTGGATTATCACACATAACACAATCTGGTAAATGGGCGTTTGGAATGTCTGTAATGGGAGAACTTGCAGATCAAATTGGAAAACCTTTTAGTAAATTAGATAAAAGATTATCTGCACAAATGCAAAAATATGGCATTGGTGAAAAAGAGTGGGATATTATTAGAACAACTAAATTATATGATGCTGGTATTGATGAGCCTAGCATGGTTGGAAAAGGAGCTACTTTTTTAAGACCCGATGATATTATGAAAAGAGCTGATCTAGATGAGGCAACAAGAGAATTTTTAACAACTAGATTATTAACTTATGTAACAAATGAAACTAACTTTGCTGTTCCAACAGCATCTGCTAAAGGTAGAATTACTTTAGCTGGATCTGCTCAACCAGGAACATTTAAAGGCGAAATAATAAACTCTGTTTTAATGTATAAAAACTTTCCTATAACTTTAGGAATGACACATCTACATAGAGGATTACAACAAGTCGGCTTAAAAGGAAAAATGAAATATTTAGTTCCTATGGTTTTAGGCGGAGCTTTAATGGGATCTTTAGCTTATGAAATTAAACAAGTAGCAGCTGGTAAAAAACCAACTCCTCCTTCAGAAATGGGAGTAAGATATTGGCTTAACGCTATGATTTATGGTGGTGGATTAGGAATATTTGGAGATTTTTTATTTACAGATACTAACAGATATGGGGGTTCTTTTGCTAAAACTTTAGCTGGACCCGTAGCTGGTTTTATAGGTGATAGTATTAATTTAACAGCTGGTAATCTAGCTCAACTTGTAAGTGGTGAAAAAACTAACGCTGGAAAAGAGTTAGCAGCGTTTATACAACGATATACGCCAGGATCTAATGCCTGGTATACAAGATTAGTTTTTGAAAGAGTTATATTTGACACTATAGAAAAGCTTTTAAATCCTAATTACGATACAGATAACAGAAGGAGAACAAACCAAATGTTAAGCAAAACTGGTCAAGAATACTGGTGGTCTCCGTAAAAATAATGATAGACAGAATTGACTAAATAATTTAAGAAAAAAAATATAGTGGGTAATTACACCTACAAAAAATCCAATAATTAATATTATGACAGTTACAACAACAACAATTAAAAATAGTTATAGCGGTAATGGTTCAACAACAGCTTTTGCTTATACCTTTCCTATTAACTCAACAGACGAAATTACAGTAATTGAAAGATCAGCTACTGGAACAGAGACAGTTAAATCTGAAGGAACTGGATCTACTAATTATGGTATTTCTGATAACGGAGCTAGTGGTGGAACTGTTACTATGGTTACAGCTCCCGCAAGTGGAACGACTTTAGTTATAAGACGTAATACAGCTTTAACACAAGAAACTGATTATGTGGCTAATGACCCGTTTCCAGCTGAGACACATGAAGATGCTTTAGATAAACTTAATATGCAGACACAAGAGCTGCAAGAAGAATTAAATAGATCATTTAAAGTTTCAAGAACCAATACCATTACCTCAGCTGAATTTACGACATCTGCAACAGACAGAGCTAGTAAAACTTTAGGATTTGATAGTGATGGAAATTTAACAACAGTATCAGATTTTCTTCCAGCTGGCGGAGATTCAGCACAATTTACTTATTCAACAACAACAACTGATTCTGATCCAGGAAGTGGATATATAAGATTTAATAACGCAACTATATCATCTGCTACGATTGCTTATGTGGATGACAATGAGGCTAATGGAACTGACGTATCTAGCTGGGTTCAATCCTTTGACGATGTAACTGGAAATGCTACTAACAGAGGAAGAATAAGAGTATCAAAAGCTAACACATTAGATACTTGGCACGTTTTCAAAATTTCTGGTGCAATTACAGATGCTAGCGGATATACAAAATTAGCTTTAACCTATATTGATGGTTCTGGAACTTTAGCCAATAATGACAAAGTATTTTTATCCTTTGTAGCAAGTGGCGAAGATGGAGCTATTCCAGGTTATTATTATAAATTTGATACAGGTACATCTGACACAGATCCTGGAGCTGGAGAGATAGCTTTTAACAATGGAACTTACGCATCTGCTACAGCAATCTATATTGATGATGCCGATGCTAATGGAGCAACTGTTTCTACAGATGTTTTGGCTTGGGATGATAGCACATCAACAATTAGAGGATTTGTTCATATCGTAGATATTAATGACAGTACCACTTATGCAAGATTTAAAATTACTGGAGCTTCAACAGATGCTTCAGGTTATAACAAGTTAGCAGTAGCTCACTTATCATCTAATAATACTTTTTCTGCTGACGATGAGCTTTCAGTTCATTTTACTATGACTGGTTTAAAAGGAGATACTGGAGCAACTGGTTCTACCGGAAGTACAGGGTCAACGGGTTCAACAGGAGCGTCAGGAACAAACTCTCAACTTTCAATGACGTGGAGTTCATCAACTTCTGATGCTGATCCAGGCTCTGGTAAAATAGCATTTAATAATGGTACTGTTGGTTCAGTTTCAATTTTATATGTGGATGATGCAGACGATGCTTCTGCTGATATATCTGGCTTTGTTCAATCTTGGGATGATGTATCTAATTCAACAGCAAGAGGATATGTAAGTGTTACTAAAGAAGGAACTGCATCAACTTATGCAATCTTTAAAGTTTCTGGTGCTATAACGGATGCCTCTGGTTATACTAAAGTTCCAGTTACACATATTGTTTCTAATGGTTCATTTTCAAATACTGATGGAGTAGGAGTTCACTTTACACCTTCTGGAGCTGATGGTACTGGAGATATGTCGGATCTTACTGATGATAGCTCTCCTCAACTTGCTGGAGATTTAGATGTTGTTACTTATGATATAGTTTCAACTTCAAACAGAGATATTGATATTATTCCAAACGGAACTGGCGATGTTAATCTTGGAGCCGATACAGTTCAAGTTGGAGATAACAATGCTAACGCAACAATTACTACACAAGGTACTGGAGATTTAACTTTAAATACAAATAATGGAACAAACTCTGGCTCTATTGTAATTGCAGATGGAGCAAATGGTCATATAGATATTTCAACAAATGGAACGGGAGCTATTAAGTTTAATGATATGGCTTATATTCCTCAACAAGCAATTACTTCATCATCGAATGCTGTTGCTTGGGATGCTCAAGCTAAACCAAACGCATATCATTTAACAACTGAAAATACGACTTTCTCTGCTCCAAGTAATGCAGTTGAAGGTGCGTTTATCTGTGTTGAGATTAATTACAATGGTTCTCATAGTATTGGTTGGAACACCATTTTTGAATTTTCAGCGAGTACAGAACCAACTGAAACAGCATCAGATGGAAAAACTGACATCCATATTTTTCGTTATAACAATGCTGTTTGGCAAGAAGTTGGAAGAACAATGAATTTAAGTGAAAGTTAATAGGAGATAATATGTGGGGATTAGTAGAATCAGGATCAATTACAAAAATAATAAATAAACCAAGAGGTATGGTTATTGGCGATACTCGTCATTCAAGAAAAATATTTGAATTATGGAGTAAGTCTGAACTAGAGGCTAAAGGTATTTATGAAGTAGAATTTGATAACACTAATAAAAAAGATGAGCAATGGTATATCAATACCAATCAATCATTTGCTTTTGCTGACGGAAAAATTACAGCAAGTTATGGAACAGCTACTGCTAAAGCTCATGCTGATACTTTATTTACAGCACAAGATGAAACTGATGGTTTAGGTACTGAAGGTGAAGTTAAAACTAGAGGATTAAAATATAATTTAATTCAAAATATTAAAAAACAAGCTGCTGGAATATTACAAGAAACAGATTGGTACATTACTAGAAAAGCAGATGCTGGAACAGCTGTACCAAGTGCTATTACAACACATAGAGCAGCCGTAAGAACTAAAGCTGCATCTCAAGAAACTCAAATTACAAACGCAGCAGACACACCAGCTCTTGAGACTTTATACACATATACAGAACAAGAGGATGGTTCAATTACTAGACCATTAGGTGAGCTGCCAAGATTGGAAAGTTAATGATTCCAATTTTAACAGGCAACGTAGCATCAGCATTGCCAACAGGTTATAACGTAGCTAATTCTGCTATGTTTAATAGTGCTGATAGTGCATATTTAGATCACACTCACGGAGCAGTTACAAGCACACGAAAAAACACTTTTTCTTTTTGGGTTAAAAGAGGATTGTTAGGTGCTTATCAATATATAATTTCAACAAGAAATGGAACTAGCACAAATAGAGATGGGATAGCTTTTAATGATTCCGATCAAATTGATATAAGATATAACGCTGGATCATCTTCTCCAATAAGACTTACAACTACTAGAGTTTTTAGAGACCCTACGGCTTTTATGCACATAGTGGTTGCTGTTGATACAGAACAAGGTACAGCATCAAATAGAATTAAAGTCTATATAAATGGCACCCAAGAAACAACTTTTGCTACTGCTAATTATATGGATGAAGATTATGATTTTGCTTTAAATGCAAAAACAGATCAAACGACTGATATAGGAAATGACGCAAGATCAGATGGTGCTTATTTTGATGGACATTTAGCAGAATTTGTAGCTATTGATGGTACACAAAATGCCGTTACAGATTTTGGAGAGTTTGATGAAGATTCTCCTACAATATGGAAACCAAAAGATGTATCAGGTTTAACATTTGGTAATGCTGGATTTTATTTAGATTTTGAAAATTCAGCAGAATTAGGAACAGATGTATCAGGAAATTCAAATACTTTTTCTGAAAATAATCTAGCCGCAACAGACCAAGGCTTAGACAGTTGTACTAATAATTTTGCTACTTTTAATCCACTTTATAAGTCTGCAAATCAACCAACATATTCTAACGGAAATACTACTGCAACAAGTAGCGGAAGTGGTTTTCGTCTTTCTTTTTCAACAATAGCTGTTTCTACAGGTAAATGGTATGCAGAATTTAAAAGAGGAGCAGGTGAAATGATGATAGGAATTTCATCAACCAATGATGCAGAAACTCTTTATAATGTAACAGATTACTATTTAGGCGAAACAGCAAAAAGTGTTGGTATTGCAGAAAATGATGGAGATTATATTATAAACGCAAGTCAAACAGGTTATGGTGCTAGTTATGCAGACGGCACTACTATTGGTATTGCTTTAGATCTCGATAATAAAAAATTATATGCCTCTAAAAATGGCGATTGGAGTAATGGTTCAGGTTCTTGGGCTAGCTCAACTTTTAATTCTAGCACAGGTGCAATAGATATTTCTTCTGTAATAGCTAGTGGAGAATATGCTTATCTTGGATGTAGCAATACAGGTACAAGTACCGTTAGTGCTAATTTTGGCTCTCCATATTATTCAATTTCATCAGCGAACAGTGATGGCAATAATCGGGGATCGTTTGAATTTTCCGTGCCTGCGAATTTTTATTCCTTGTGTTCGGCTAATTTGGCGGAGTTTGGATAATGGCTTATACAACAATAGATAATCCTGAACTTTATTTCCAATGTAAGACTTATAGCGGAAATGGAACAGCAATAGGTAGTGGTGGACAAGCTATTACTTTAGATGGATCTGAAAATATGCAACCCGATATGGTCTGGGTTAAATCCCGTACAGATAGCCAAAACCATAATCTTTGCGATTCTGCCAGGGGAGCAACAGAAATAATTTATGTTAATAGTACGTACTTTGACGAAACTAAAGCTGAAGCTATAGCCTCTTTTAATTCAGATGGTTTTACAGTAGGAAATTGGGAACAAGTAAATGACTCAGGAGATACATTTGTCGCTTGGTGTTGGAAGGGTGGAACAACATCAGGAATAACTACAAATGGTTCAACAACAATTACTCCATCTCATTATTCTTTTAATGCTACAGCTGGAATTGCAATTTTAAAATATACTGGAAATTCAACAGCTGGTGCAAAATTAGCACACGGTATTGGTGGTTGTGATGCGTTTTGGATTAAAAGAACAGCAGCTGCTGGAGACGATTGGAGAACCTATAATAGAAATTTAGGTGGTACTAAAAATATTAAATTAAATAGTGATGACCCAGCCGCTACCGGAACTAATATATTTAATGATACTAATCCTGATAGTGTTAATATAACTTTAGGTAGTCATAATTCTGCAAACGCATCAGATGCTATGATTTGTTATGCTTTTAAATCTATTCAAGGATTTTCAAAAGTAGGTTCTTATGAAGGAAACGGAAATGCATCCGGAAGCTACATTCATCTCGGATTTAAACCAGCATTTTTGATAGTAACAAATGCAGATGCTTCAAGTTGTGATTGGGTAATTTATGATAATAAAAGAAGTGGTTATAATGGAGATAATAGACTTGTTTATCCTAGTTTAACTAATACTGAAGAAGCGGGGTCAGCTTTACCAATTGATTTTTTATCAAATGGCTTTAAACCTAGAACTACAGCAAACCTTGTTAATTCAACTGATACATTTGTTTATGTAGCATTTGCAGAATCTCCATTCGTAAATTCCGAAGGTGTTCCAAACAACGCAAGGTAAGACTATGAAAGTGCTACTCGTTATGATTATGTGTAGTGCTGTTCAGCAAGAATGCCTTGCTCCACATCAAATGCCAATTCTATACGATAATTATTACGATTGTTTAAATGCTGGCTATGATGAGGCAATTAAAAAACAAAAAGAAATAGGAAAGACAGAAACTAATAAACATCAGATCTTTGTTAGGTTTAGATGTCAATATTTAAATGAAACGTAAAAAGAAAAGATTAGTTTCTGAAAACACTAACGCAATAAAAATTTCATATCACGAAAAGGTATGTCAAGAACGTATGAAAACTATTTTTAAAGTTTTAGACGAAATGCGTAAAGATGTTAAAGATTTAAAAGCTGATATGAATAGAGGTAAAGGAGCTGCTGCAATAATAATATTACTTGGAGGTTTGCTTGGCTCGGTATTCTACTTCTTCACGAGATAGAAAAACTGCATCTGTTGGTTTAAGTAATGAACTATTAGCACAGGCTAAGTTTGCTAAGGATCCAGACTTAATTGTCTTTGTTCCTGTTGGCGGTACTGGACCCATAGATATTCTAACTTTAAACACTAAGACAAAAGAGATTAAAACTTATGATGTTAAAACTAGAAATTACCGAAGTAATGGTTGGAAGATTAATAGAGGTAGAACTAAGGAACAAAAAAAACTAGGTGTTAAAATTTTTAATTTTGACCCGAATAAGGATTTATAATTTATGGATGATGTTAAACAAAGAATTAAGGAACATGAAGGTTTTAGGGATACTATGTATTCCGATAGTCTTGGTTTCGCTACTATTGGTTATGGTCATTTGGTATTACCCAGCGATCATTTTGTGGAGGGTCAGCCGTATCCTAAAGAACAGCTTGAAGATCTTTTCGACATGGATTTCAACCAAGCTCTACAATCTGCGGATGACTTACTTAGAGAAATAGAAAGCAATCATATTATTAGAGGTGTGATTTGTGAGATGTGTTTTCAATTAGGTAAGCCAAGAGTTATGAAATTTAAAAAGATGTGGCAAGCTCTCAAAGATAAAGATTATGAAGAGGCAGCTAATCAAATGATTGATAGTGCCTGGCATAAACAGACGACTTCAAGATGTGAAAGTTTAGCAAGCGTCATGAGAGGATGCAATAAATAATATGTGGTTTGGATTAGCAAAGATAGCATTACAAACAGGAGCTAAAGTTTATTCAAATAAACAAAAGCAAAAAGAGGCTATGTCTCAAGCAGCTTTATTAACTGCTGAAAAAATGGCTAGAGGTGAAACTGAATATCAAGGCAAACTTCTTGAGGCTAGACAAAATGATTACAAAGATGAATTTGTTTTAATCATTTTATCTGCTCCCATAATTGTACTTGCCTATGCAGTATTTAGTGATGATCCAGCAATGATGCAGAAAATAGAATTATTCTTCCATCACTTTGGTAATCTTCCAGTATGGTTCCAAACTTTATGGATTACAGTTGTAGCTAGTATTTTTGGTATTAAAGGAACACAAATATTTAAAAACGGAGGGAAAAAATAATGCCAATAACTAAATCAGATTTTGATCCTAATTGTTTTGGTGGTCAATACCAAGATCCACCAGAAACATTACACTTTCAGTATGAAGGTGTGAGATGTCAAAACTATGTGTATCGTTATGTATTGGTCGATAAGTTTAGACCCAACAAAATAGATTCAAGAAGTAAGAAAACGGAAGAAGAAAAGAATTTAGATCACAAACAGATTGTTGTTAAATATAAAAGATGCGAACACCATCAAGAGGTAAAGCCTAGCTTTATAGATAAGATTAAAAAAGTTTTATTCTAATGGCAAAAAAAAGACCATTATTCGGTGTCAGTAATTATATAAAAAAAACAAGAAAAAAAAGAAAAGGCAGACACGCTAAAAGTTATTCAAAGCGTGTTCCGTCAAGAAGTAAGTATAGGGGTCAAGGCAGATGAAGATAAACGATAATACAAATATAAGTTTGCCAGTTAGAAATCTTATAGCTTTATTAGCTGCTGTGGGTATGGGTATCTTTGCTTATACAGAAATTACTACTCGTCTTACTTCATTAGAAACTTCTAGGGAATTATTTACTGCTGATTTGCTAAAGAAGTCAGAACAATTACCAACAGATCAAGAACAGTTTATGTTGGTAGAAGATCTATATAAATCTGTAGAAAAAATTGAAGTTAGAATTGAAGATATGATGCACAACAAAGTGAATATAGAATATATACAAAAACAATTATCAAAAGCTCTTACTGATATTGAAGAATTAAAAGACAAAGTTAGAGCAAATGGATCGCATTAAATGGAAATTGTTGTAGCACTTTTAATGTTTGTAGATCATGAGATTAAAGAGCATCGTATTCAAGACTCAATGAGTGTCTGCTTAAAGCATAAGCGAGAGGCATCACGACAGATTAATGAAAACATAGAATACAAGTGTATTAAAACTAAAGCAGAATTAGAAACTAATATTGATGGAACTAAATCCATTAAAAAAATTATCTTAGAATAACTATGAGGGAGAATGAAAAAATTAATTATATTATTTTTGCTGCTAACAACATCGGTGTACGCTGGCTCAACTCAGACTAATGTTAGCGGAAGTAATACTGCTATAGAAGGAAATTATACAGGCGGCTCAACCACTTATGAAAGTGGATCCTCATCTAGTTCAACAACAAATTCTACAAGTAATTCTAATATAAGATCTGCACCACCAACCTCTGCATCACCAGGAGTAAACACTTCTAATAATTGTGCTATTGCTTTATCAGGTGGAGTACAGACTTTTTCTATTGGAGTATCAGGTGGTAAATCTTATCAAGATAAAACTTGCGAATTAATTGCTTTATCAAAAACATTAAGCGGTATGGGTATGAAGGTTGCTGCAATTAGTTTGTTATGTAGCGATGAAAGAGTTTTTGAAGCTATGTTTATGGCAAAAACTTATTGTCCCGTGGATGGTGAAATAGGAGAGAAAGCCTACAACTTATTAGTTAGCAAATACAATTACGAAATGCCTAGTTATAAAAAGTATGTAGCACTTGAAAAAAAAAACAAAAACAAAATTAAAATAGAGAAATTACAATGATTTGGTTTCTTTTATTTACAGGAGTAATGGTTTATGCGGTATATGCTATCAATACTTTTGCTGATGATGTTAACCCTTACAACTTCAGCAGAAGAGATAACGACAAGTAATTTACTTCCTAATGCTGGAGACAATGCGTCATCAGCTCAGAGTGTAGATAATAACATACCTAATGTTGCATCAAGCTGTGCAGAATTTACAGTAAATGGAGCAACTTGTTTTTCTAATGAAATTGAAACAACGGGAACAGGTACAGTTAAAGCAACAGGTTCCTTATTAAATATTACAACCAACTCTGACACGACTACTCAAGATAAATTAAACAATGGAATTACTTTAGATAGTACGACTATTGTTCAAAACTGTGAGTGGGATGGATCTTCTAATGAATGTGGAGATCGAGCTGGTGCAAGAGATACTTTTAAAACAACAGTAAAGATATTAGATACTAATGGAAATACTTTAGCATCAATAGATCAGATAAGAAATACTGATAGCCATTATTATTCTAATGCTCATAAATATACTGACCAGGTTATCTATACAGGAACAGGCTCTAATTCCTTTGATTGGACTTGGACAGGAATAGATAACAATGCTAATCCAGGTAATCTTGGTGGACCCAATCTACTTGGTGCATCTTTAACTATGACGTATGAAAATGTAGTTTTAGAAGTAGAAACACAAACCGCTTTAAATGAAGTAAGTAGTGTTATAAATGCTACTGAAATTGAAGAAGCTATAAGTGTTGAGATTAAAGAGGAGACTAAAAGTTTAATTAATAAAGTTCAAACTATTTCAGCTACACCTTTACCTAGTAAAACTAAGGTGGTTCAAGTTACAGCAGCTATTAAAAAGTTTGAAAAGAAAACTGGAGCTAAGGTAGTTAAAGCTCAGATAACATCGCAGCCAACATTAACACCTACTAATACACCAACAGCTGTGGTTCAAACTAAAAAAGTTAAGGAAGAAAAGAAACCTAAAGCTATTGCAAAACAAATAATACAATCAACTGCCAGAGAGGAAAAAACAAATGAAAAAGAAGAAAAACAAAAAGAACAAAAATCAGAAAAACAAACAGAAGAAAAACAAGAAAAAAAACAAGAAAAGAAGATAGTATCTACTAAGACTAAAACTAAGAATACTAAAGTATCTAAGCTAGATGCTGCTATGGATAAGGTAGATGCCGTGGTCAAAGATACTGCAAAAAATCTTGAAGTTAAAAATATTATTTTGTTAGATGCAATGTCTGGAGAGAATAGTCTTAATGCTTATCTTAACCAGGCATTTTATAAAACTAAAGATATTTATTTAAATCAGAATTTTATTATAGATAATCGAAAGATCTATAATGAAGTAAGTCTTGTAAGTTATATGGAAAACGATCCATTGTTTATTAAAAACAAAATTTTACAAGATATTAATTATCAAAAACAAAGACTTATCTTAAAATTGAAGGAGTTAAAAAATGGGTAAACTTAAAGATCAATTAGCGGGTATAGCTGCATTGATAGCAGCTGTAGTTGCAATCGGTGGTGGCTTTGCAAAGTTTGGAGAAATGCAAACACAATTAAACACATTGTCTGAACAGACAGCACCAGATCTTACACCGCTTGCTGCACTTATTGGTGAGAACAATAAAAATATTGCAGTATTACAAACGGAAGTAGAATTACTTAATCTTACAATTAAGGAAATGAAAGCTAAAGCATCTAATCCTTTACAATAAGATCCTGGTCTGGCTGGTTGGATTTGAACCAACGATCCTCTGCTCCCAAAGCAGATGCGATACCAGGCTTCGCTACAGCCAGAACTTCTATAAAAACAGAGACTAAACAGAGACTATACGATAAATCAATCTGATATATCACTTATAAATCAATGCTTATTTATATGGATTTTTGGCAACTATTTAGTTTCTATTTTAGGTAGAAGTGTTGTAAACATTAACTTAATTGGGGTTGTAGTCTATAGGTTCAAATACTATCGACAACCATTGGTATTATTAATTAATTTAATAAACAGAGACCAAAACAGAGACTGAAATAAATATTGTAAAAAATTAGAAAAATAAATTTTTGCGGGTATCTAATAGATATAATGCAACACTTAAATAGCTTTCTAGTAGTTAAATTAGTGAGCCGTACCTTGCTTATAGATAGGAGGTGCTGGATGAATAAATAGTATTATGCGGGGATTTAAGGATCCCCGCTTTTTTTTTGTGTTCTTCTAAATATGCCTGATATTTCTTTTTAACGATATGATCTTTTTCAAAGGTATCAAAGTGGTGCATTTCCAACGTAAGCTTAAACAAACGATAGCTCATTATTGACAAGACTAACCTTCTAAAAGATTATTGATTGCTTTGATTCTTTTCTCTTTATTGTGATCCAAGTCTCTATAGTACCACCTGTCAGGAGTATCAGAGTTCGTCCAGCCTAATCTTCTAAGCAACTGATCCTTTGGAAGAGCTTTAGTATCTTTAAGATAAGAATAACTAAACTTTCTAAAGGGAGATATTCCACCTTCCCATTTAATTCCTAGTTTATCAGCAGCTTTTTGAACTCTTCTTTTAGCCATCTTCTTAGATACATATCCAAAAATCATTCTATATTGACCGGATCTCTTAGGGTTCACTTGTTTTCTTATCCATCTTTTTAAAATAACTGATAGCTGATGACTAATTTCCACTCTTCTTTTAGAACTAGCTGTCTTTAAAAAGTTTTCTCTAAAGTTATTCCATTTATCAGTTGTATGATTAAAATTGATTGTTGGAGGATCGCTTATTAAATTGGTATCTGAGTAAGTTAATCCTAGTAATTCATTTAATCTACAACCTGTTTCCGCTGCGGTATGGAATAAAGCTCTATTCAATATATCCTTTTCACTATTTACCAATAAAACTATATCTTTATACTTAGGCATAAACTTCTTTTTAGTATTCTCTCCCTGGAAAAAGTTTTTATTAAATTTCCAATCTAAAATAGCTCTATCAATAACCCACTTTCTATCCATGCAATACTTCACAAATAATTTAAAGTTGGCAACTGTATCTTTAACAACCTTTTTACCAATGGTTTTATTGGTTCTAACTATTGTACTAGCTCCACCTGGTAAGTTCTTAACCATAGTGCATTTTGAGGCTAGGAGCTGCGGTAAGTAGCTTTCTTTAAAGTCGTGGTAGGTGTAGTCGGATAATAGCTTTTTGCTTATGTATGGCGATATATGGTTGTTTATATAGCCACAAATATGCAGTTTAGTCTCTTCCACCTTAAATTGATCCTTTAATATTGATTTCTTATATTCTTTAAAAGCAAGATCAAAAGACACCTCTTGAGGCATTACTAAATCAGGATCTTTATTTTTTAACTCTTCAACATAAGCATTGGCTTGTCTCTTCTGGTTAAGATCAAATATTTGTAAGTTTTTCTTTTTGCCTAGATTATCCATAGCTTGAACAACCCAAACTGATTTAGTTTTTCTTTTAACTTTACAGATTTTAAACTTCATTATTTATCCTCCTCTGTTGGATCCCAGTATTTATCCGTCATGACACCCGCCATCCAGGCAGCGTTCTCTTTCATGTCTTTAGGTAAATTAGCAAAATAATCTCTGTAAGTTGGATAGCTTACGACTATTTTAAAATTAGGTTCATTATACTTTTCGATATTTACTTTCTTAACTTGACCCGCAGCTTCAGCATAGTTTTTTAAAAACTCTTTGTGAGCTAGCGGGATTGTTTTAGCCGAGTAGGTTTTTTCCCTACCTGGCAATTTATATGTAATTACATACATTAAGCAGCCTCTGGTTGTTGAACTTCACTTTTTAATACTCTAACTGTTGTACCCAAATGTTTTCCAGTAATTATTTTAAAATTAAATAAATCTATTGAGTATGTAGTATTTGCTTTTTCAATAAATCTTATTTTACAATTTAACTTTGGTAAAAAATAAATTCTATCTTTAATAAAATCCATTAAGAAACCTCCTTATTTAAATAATTATGATTTTGAACTATTGCATTCATATTCATTGGACCAGTACCAACTTTTATTCCAGTATCTTTTAAAAGTTTTCTACCATCAGAAGTTTTTTGCAATCTAGCAGCAGTTAAATACCCATGAACAAATCTATCAAATTTATTCCAGGTTTTTACATCTGTTTTATTAGGATCTAAATTTGATCCTCCAAATGCAGCAAGCAAATCAAATAAACTAACAACTTTTATTTTACCGCTTGGAAGTTTAAATTTATCTCCAACTTTCGGTAAGTTAGTTAAAGAGTAATTCATTTCTTTTAATGTTTTCACGCAGCCTCCTTATATTTTGGTTGATATTTTTTAGCATGCTCTGTTGCACCTAGTTTTCCAGAGCAAGCAAAACCCTCAGCATCATATTTGTTATCAAATTCAAAACCCTTATTATCTAATTTGCCAGATCTAATTCCCCAAGGATATAAGACACCAGGAACTTTCAATCTGTAGCATAGAAAATTTGGATATTTAGAATTGTGATAATAATCTGTTGGACCAGATTTAAACTTAACCCAGCCAAACTTATCTTTTCTAAATGCCATTAAGCAGCCTTTCTTTTTTTCTCCCAAACATAAATAGTCTTGCCAATAACTTTAGATCTATTGTTTTTGTATGGGAGGATTTTAGTTTCGAAGAAATTCTCAAGAGCTTTGAAAGTCTTGAATTTGAATTTTTTAAATTTCTTCATTGACAATATATATATAATCATTCATTGCCATCTTGTCAACAAAATAAATTAATGTGATATTACATTGCCAATTAGACAACTTTCAGAAGGCGTAAGGGTGGGTATTCTTCAGTTAAGAAGCTTTAATTTGACTTATATAACCTTAATTAAACTTGGTTATATATACTTTGTTCATCCTTCAACTGTAATATATCTATTAAAGTTGAATGGCTTTGTTTAGAGAGAGCAGCAATACTTGGATTAACAGTTTCACTTTTTAACTGTTTTGTTATCTTTGCGTTCAACTTTTTTCTCTCCTTTTCCTTCGCCTGGATTTGATCTTCCAGGTGTTGGTAGTGTGTTATCATTTACAACCTCCTTTATGGTGCTGTGCTGGTATCTAATACTATTATCAGACACCTTTATTTCCGCAGCTGTGCTTGGCACTACCTTCTTGGCAGCTACGTCTAAGGAATTGAAAGACTCAACAGCTTTAAAACTGCACTCTCCACTCCAAATTTTTACAAAATTTTTACTCATGGATGATCGTATAACATTTTGTTATGTTCCTTTAATTTTTTTATTTCTTTTTTTAATTTTTTATTTTCTTCTACTAAAATTTGATATTCTGCTACTAAAATTTCATATGAGAGGATTGCTTCTATTAAATATCTTGAAAGATCTATTGCTTCTTCTAATGATTCATTTAACCATTTTTTACAATCAATAGGATTTTTTAACATAGCTTGCCGCATTGTCAAACCAAACTTATCCATACCTTGTTTGTCTCGATCTACAATTTTACTAATTAAAGTATTTGTATTGGGATCGGGAGATAAAGTTATCGGTTGATTTGGATACTTCGATGTTTTCCGTTCAGTTTCTTTATCCATTTTCTATCCTCTAGTTGTTGTAATATTGCTCCAATGCCAGACTTTGATTTCAAACCCACCGCTACCTTCATTTCTTCGTAAGAAGGTGCGATAGGTTTTTTCTTCATATATGATTTAATATAATTAAATAATTTTAATTGTTTATTCGTTAAACCATACTTCATGTTTCCCCTTTAAAATTGATCCATGAAATCGCCACCACTTTGCTGCGGTGCAGCTTCAGTAGTACCTGTTTTCTTGATCGTGATTTTGAGAGACTTGTCATCCTGGATATACCCAGAAGCCTCACTCCAATTACCATGCACAGTAAAATTCTTTTTAAAAAAGTCTCCTTTTTTATTTTTCTTTTCACTATTTACTAAAACAAAGTCTGGTCTGTTTTTAGTCTTTGCATCGTTAGGAACCTTGTCTGGGTTTCTTTTCAGTTGAAAAGTACAAATCCAGTTAGGATCTTTTGGTTTGTTGTTGTAGTCAGCCATATTATTTTTTTCCTCCATTATTTAATTGCTGCTTTTTATTCTCAAAAGCTTTCATAATTTCTTTAGCCTTTGCAGAATTTTGTTTAGCAAGCTGTAAGAGGTAGTCTTTATTCTCTCTTTGCAGTTGCTCTAAATTTGCTTGATGTGATGCGTTGTTAATTCGTTCTAAAATTAATTGTGAGTGGTCTAATTTAATACCTTGGTTCTCATTTCTTTGTTTAGGAGGTAGCTCTGATTGGGAATATAAATCTCCATGAATATTTAAAGCTTTAAGAATAACTCTATCCGCAGCTCTCTTTTCACATACAGCTATAGGATAAGTAAAAATGTTATTAGCGGGAGAAACTTCTCCTAAGCTTGTAAAGCGTTTGCCTTGGTATTTAGCCGTAGCTTTAACAACAGCACAACCTTTAGGTAAATCACAATATTTTAATTCTATATCTGTTTCTATTCCATAGTCATTAGCAAGTCTTTCAACTTCTTTATGTAAAATGGCAAATTTACCTTTGTCAAATTCATAGATCCCACCGCTGGTTCTTAATTTTGCTAAATGTTTTTCCAATATCTGTGGAAAGTTAACTACATTACCCATAATTCCTTTCTGACAACCAAGGCTTAGTATAAAGCTGCTGCAATTCACTAAGCACCTGGTTATCTTTATTAGTTGAAATACCTAATCCAAGGGAGGTAATAACAATAATAAAAAAAGTTATAATTGTTATTTTAAAAAGGGAAAAACCTTTTTTTTTTTCAACTAATTCTGTAAGCTTTTTATTTTTTAAAAGAAACATTTGAGGATTTATAACATTTGGATTTTTCATATATTCATCATCAATTCTGTAAATTCGATTGCTACAATAAAAGCTAATTCTATGGCTAGTATGGTATGATAAATATGCCAAACAACACCTTTTGATTTTATAGTAATTCTTCTTGTCATAATTGACCCCATAATCTCATAGCTTTTAATTTATGATCTCCCATTCCATTCCAAAAAAAATGATCGAAGTTAGATAAAATATCTTCAACCCAAGTAGTTTTGCCAGCGTGTTTCTCCATAATTTTTTCTCTGTTTGAACAGATCTGGCTCATCTTAACTAAATATCTTTCTAAATTTTTTGGTTTTAATTGATCGCAGTTTTCAGGTGTGTAAATATGATAACCTTCTTCTGTTACGACAACTAAGTGAGGTTTCTTACGAGTGGCTAAATAATAGAATGCGACTTGGAGTAGGTGATTAAACCAACCTTTATATTTTTCAATTTTTTCATCTTTAGCATCAGCAATTTTTTTTAAAGTAAAAGTATATGATCCATCTTTTTTTGCTCTGTTTTTTGATTTGTACTTTGTTTTCAGCTCAACAAAATTATACATATCCTCAAAATCTACTCTTCCAATCATTGGTAATTGACAATCAGGTAAGTCTAAAGCAACAGATCTTTCGCATTCAATGGGATTTTTTAAACCAATTTCTTTAATAGCATCCTGACAATTTTTCCAAGTTAACGCAAAACCAAGTTTATTTTCTTCGTGTTGTCTTTTATCTTTATCATCGACAGGTATATATTGATTAAATTTATCTATAGCTGCATCAAATATTTTTTTTTCTTGCGGAATTTCTTTTTTAACTAAACCATTGGGTCTTTCGTATTGCCATAAATAATTTCCAAATTTCTTTTGACCCAATTCTCCAATCCAATTACCGCATTTCATATTGGAATTAACTGGAAGTAATCTTCTTTCTTCTTGGGTAAGATGTAAGTATTTATAACCCCATTGGTCATCTTCCGTATTAGCTTGCGATGGTGAGTGGTGGTTTAGTTTGTAAAGTTTAACCCAATCTGGAAGAGGTTTTATGGATTGTATCCACTCTGATAAATCTTTATCTACAATATTGTCTTTTAATTCCATAAATCAAATCAATGAAACAATTAGTAAACATTTGAGAATTTATTGCAAACAAAATTAGCACAATGTCAACAAAGTTGCCAACATTACAAATTGTAGGTTGTATATGGTAATTATTTAATAACTAAATTAAACAACTCTGGATCATATTTTGCTTTTACTGGAGTTGCTATTTCTAAAAATTCTGGTGGTACATTATGACAAGCTTCATTTAAAGCTTTTCCAGTTGAGCTGTTAACAATGGCTAAAGTTCCATCACCATTAGGTTTAAGTAAAGCAACAACAGGAGTGCATTTGTGTTTAAATTCTTTTAAACATAATTTGTATGCTTCTTTTGTAGGAACTAAATAACAAATTCTTCCTATTGCAGATTTATGAAATTTTTTATTTTTAGGTATATCAAACAACCAAATTTCTCCATCAGTATGCGTTCCTGGGCTTTCCATTTGTATAGCCATTATCTTCTCATGGTTGTATTCGTATGGAATAGGTATTTTATGTTGTTCTTCTTTAGTTAAATCATGAACCTTACCATCCCAAAAACATTTTTTTTTTAATTGTACCTCTGATTTACCACCTTCAATAATATCTATTGGATGACACTCTAAAACTTTTGCTATTTCAACAGCATTATCCCAAGCAACTTCACGACTATTTTTAACCCATCTATTTACTGTTGTTTTATCTCTTCCAAGTTGTTTTGCTAATTCCACTTGACTCATATCCTTCTCTTTTAAGAGTTTGGATAAGTTAGCCATTGTTTTTTCCTGATGTGTATTCTCTATAATTTTAAATTTTTTATTAATTATTGTCATGCTGGCAATATATTCAATAGGATTTATTTGTAAAGCTATTTGTTTAAAGTTATATTTTAGGTTGTATAAAAGCTAACTTTATACCCTATTATCCCCAACATATTATGAATGTTCTTTTGACAAGTTGGCATTATTACCTACAACAGTTGCCAATGACGCTAAAAGAGTTTCAAAAAAAAGAAGGATTATCTCATCAAAAATTAGCAGAGCTTTTAGGCGTAAGTGCAGCCAGTACAGTTTACAGGTGGATTAAAGGTACGAGGATGCCAGGTAAAGCCAACATGGATTTAATTAAAAAGAAAACTAAAGGAAAAGTTAAACCCGCTGACTTTTATGCTTAGGAAGAAAGCTAGAAAAAAATTAAAAGGAACAATAAATGACTATCCGCTGGTTCTTGTTACTACTCATGATTGGGTTAGTGAGTCTCAATGGCTGCCAATCAACAAAGCCAGAAAGCTTGAACCCTCTGTCTGTTATGCGGTGGGTCATCAATTCAATAAAACAAAAACCAAAATTCAATTATTCGGATCCTACAGCTACGATGAGGATGGAAAACTTGAAATTGGAACAATCGAAACAATACCTAGAGCATGGACAATCACGATAAAACAGATTTAATTATGAAAACTTTAATAGTTGTAATAGCCATCTTTTACTTTTGGTTATTGTTTAATGAAACAGCTTTTACAAGTGAACACGAAACATTTTGTAAATCCTACATGGTTTGGGTTAATAAATATCCTACAGCTCTTAATGCTGGTTGCTGTGAAATAAATCATCCCTCTAACGATATTTTAAAAGAAGGCTGGAAAGGAGAAAGCTTACTGAATTGTTATGGATAAAATACATAATATAGATTGTTTAGAGTTTATGAAGGGTATTAAAGATAACTCTTATGATGTTGTAATAACTTCACCACCTTACAATATTGGAAAAAATTATAATTTATACAATGATAACAGAAGTGATTATATTGAGTGGCAAAAACAAGTTTTTAATGAAGTATGTAGAGTTTTAAAATCTAATGGACATTTGTTTTTAAATATTGCCTCAACAAAAAACGATCCTTTTGCTCCGTATAAAATTGCAGAAAAATTAAATTGGAAATTACAAAATAATATTATTTGGTGTAAAGCTATAGAAATTGATGGTTATGTAAGAGGCTATTCTACTCCTACATCTAGTAAAAGATATTTACAAAATGGCTGGGAGCATTTATTTCATTTTACTAAAAATGGTAATACAGAAATAGATTTAGAGTCTAGTGGAGTTCCTTATAATACTGATTATAACAATGCCGTTAGAAATGAAAAAAGAACTGGTAAGAATTGGCGACCAACTACTACTTGTTGGCATATAACTTATAAAAGCAAAGCTACCAAACAAATTACCAGGCAGATTACTGGAGATAAATTACACCCAGCAATATTCCCAAAAGCATTAGTTAAAAAATGTATTCAAATATCAGGTTTAAAGAAAGGAATTATTTTTGATCCTTTTAGCGGAACTGGCACGGCTTTAGTTGTTGCTAAAGAAATGGGTTTAGATTTTGTTGGGTGTGAAATAGATAAAGATTATTCTAATTTTGCCAATCAATTATTAAATAACAAAATATTATTTTAACTATGGATAAACTTACAGAGGCTAACGAGACAATAAAAAGATTAAATAAAGACGTTGAAAGATTAACTGAGGAGAATCTTAATTACGAAACAATTAACAAAGCTCACAAATCACTTAATGGAAATATAAGAAAAGAATTAGACGAAGTTAAAGCTGATAATAAAAAGCTCGCAAAACAAGTTTCTGATATGGAGCAGAATTACATAAGGATAGATGGCAAGAAATAATTACTTTAATAAAGGTGATCCCTACAGCGAGTGGCACAGAAGTTTAAATAATAAGCTTGGTTATATTGACATCGATCAGGTTCAAATCTGTCTTAAATGTAAATTACCATTATTTTTAGCAGAAACTACTTTCGATGTGGGTCAACCTTGGAAAGCTACCACAACAACAGAAGCTCTGGCTCGGCTAGCTGGTTTACCTAGTTTTTTAATATTTTATAAAGTTAATGATAAAAGGGAAGTTATAAGATTTAGAATAAAGCAACTCACACCCACAAAAGATCAAAAGACAGTTATTTTAACTCCAGATGCTTGGGTACAAGCTATGGAATTAATCCAGGATAGACATAATTTAATATGTAGAAAAAAGGATGCAGCTTAATGGATCTACCTAATAAAAAATATAATATTATTTATGCAGATCCAGCTTGGCGACACGAAACTTGGAGTGAAAAAGGTAGAGATAGATGTCCCGATGGTAAATTAGGTCATTATTCTACTATGGCATTAGAAGATATAAAAAAACTTCCTATTCAAGAAATATCAGACAAAAATTGCATTTTATTTATTTGGGTATTAGATCATATGTTGCCACAATCATTAGAAGTTATAGAGAGTTGGGGTTTTAAATATTCTACCATAGGATTTAATTGGGTAAAAAGAAATAAAAATTTTGCTTTAGGTGATGATAATTTTTTTGTTGGTATGGGTTGGTGGACAAGAGCAAACCCTGAATTATGTCTAATAGCAAAAAAAGGTAAGATTAAAAGACAATCAGCATCAGTAAGAAGATTAGTAGTAACACCAAGAGAAGAACACAGTAAAAAACCTGATTGTGTAAGAGATCGTATTGTAGAGCTTTGTGGAGATCTTCCACGCATAGAGCTATTTGCAAGACAAAAAACTCCAGGCTGGGATGTTTGGGGAAATGAGGTATGAGTTTATATTTTGTAGGAGATCTTAATATTTTGGCGGACAAACGATTATCTATGGCTGATAAAATAGTTTACTTCTGTTTGGTTTCGTTCATGAATGTTAAGGATGGAAAGTGCTACCCTAGATTTGCCACTATTAAAACACGAACAGGCTTATCTATTGCTACAATTCAAAGGAGCATTTCACACCTTGCCAAGCTACAGTTGATTAGTAAAAAACGATTACCTTCTACTAATCTTTATCTATTAACGAGACAGAAGATATTACAAGAAACTATTAAAAAGAGAGTGATAACTCTCTCTGAGAGGAGGGATATATCACAGAGACGTTTATTAAAAGAACCAGCTTATTTAACTAATAACTTAAGATATAAGTATAATGTTAATAAGTTCTATAATAGGAAATCCTCGAACAGGGTGGTTGGTGAACCTTCTCAAGATGAAACATTAAATTATCAAGGCGAAACTTTTAGAAAGTTTGGAGAAGAGGGTCATTGGCTCCAATATTCTAACAAGGGTAGAAGGATTAGAAAGCATAAGTTTAAAGATATTATTGAAGAGGAGAAACCCTCCCGAAAAAAGTTTGAAGCTGCTGCTGAAAAGGTAGTAGCTTGCGGTTAATTGCTCACAAAATAATTGAAGTTTTCAATGTAGCTGGCAGAACTGAAAGAATGATGCCTGGATTAAGTGCTATAAAACCTAAAACTCCTAAAATGTTTGACTTGCTTGAAATGACTTATAATGAAAAGGATGTGGGATTTTATGCTAAAAAACCTTTAAAATTAAGAGCTAATGCTCATCAGATTACTTGTTGGGAGCTTGCTATTGATTTACTTGGCAAGATTAAAAAGCTTGAGGATCGTAGATTAATCTGGGCGAGAGCTTGTCGTTTTTCTTGGGTTGCTTTGGGTAAACAATTTGGAGTTCACCGTGTTACGATTAAGAGACGATACATTGCAGCTATTATTAACCTAGAATTTAATCTTGAGAAATCTTTAGTAGACAAGATTGACAAGATAATCTATTAGAAAAGATAGGCTTACTATTTCTATGCCTGGTCGACCCTTACATAAAATACGATGTGAAAGCTTTACCCGAGGATCTAAGTATAAAGTTCAATGTTTGTGTAAAGGATATTATCAAAAAACTTCTAAGAAATATCGTTGTAAATTTCATGCTGGGATGTCAACGGGTCCGAGAACTATTGAAGGCAGAATAAAGGCAATACAAAATTTAAAACAATTTAAGAATAAAAGCTATCAAGAATTATACGAATGGATCAAATCGAAAAAATATGTGAAAGACTAGAGCTTGGCGAACCTCTAAGTACAATTTGTAAAGACAAAGCAATGCCAAGCGTCTCATCAGTTTATAAAAAATGTAGAGCTGATAATAAATTACAAGAGAAGATAATGAAAGCCAGGCAGACAGGTGTTTGGACTCTGTTGGATAAGATTGCAGAAGATATGCAGATCCCAAAAACAAATCAAGAAGTTCATTTTTTAAGAGAGAAGTGGAGTCATATTAGATGGCTCGCAACGAAGCTAGCAAGTAATACATTTGGAGATAAGAGCCAAGTCGAACAGAAGATAGATAATCATTTAATCATAAGTTGGAGTGAACCAAAGGATGACAAAAATATTATTCAAGCTAAAGAAGTTATGGATCAAATATCAAGTGTGGATGCTAAAGCAATACCTGGAACAAGCACATCTTATTCGAAAGAAGGATAAGAAGTAATGGTCTATTGTGTTGGTTCTTCGTTTTTGACTATCAGTTCCACGATCCTCGCACACGCATTATGGAGTTCGTGAGCTGGTTAGTCTCTGTCTTGGTCTCTGTTTAATTAAATAAGCTAATGATTGTGAGGGTTGTCTATAGGTTATGTACCTACGACCCTATCATTTGCACAGAAAAGGGTAGATTTTGAAAGAACAAAGGTAGGGTATGACCGAAAAACCACCCGCATTTTTTAAGAATATATATAACTCGGGAGTTTCAGACACAAACACACACAGGCTTTAAGATGTCAATAAAAGATAAATACACAGATAATTTAATAACCGCCATGGTTTTTCACGCAGAAGATACGGGGGGGTTAATTATTCACTTAAACGGATTTGAAAGCCAAGAACACGCTAATAAATTTTGTAAAAGACTTATGAAGAATAGTGGCATTGAATATAAGTCAATCAAAGAGTTATTTGATTTGCCAACAGTTCACTAATAGGGAGGAAACATTATGTTAGGAATTATAGACAGCATAGAACACTACTGGAGAGATCACAAAGAAGCCGTGATCGCTGTAGCTGTTATTATTGTTGTATTAGCAATATTGTAATATGAAAGTACAAATACCCTATACGCCAAGACCGCTACAAGGAAAATTACATAAAAGCTTGGATCAATATAGGTTTGCTGTACTAAGTTGTCATAGAAGATTTGGGAAAAGTGTAGCTATTATAAATCATTTAATTAGAGCTGCACTAACCCATAAACTTAAAAATCCTAGGTTCGCTTACATAGCACCTACTTACAAACAAGCTAAAAGCATAGCTTGGGATTATATGAAAATGTTTGCGGGTGGAATACCTGGAGTTAGGTTTCATGAAACAGAACTAAGATGCGATTTGCCGAATGGCAGCCGTATCACCTTGTTATCCTCTGAACAACCAGATTCACTAAGAGGATTATTCCTTGATGGAGTTTGTATAGACGAGGTAGCTCAAATAGATCCTAGATTATGGAATGAAATAATAAGACCAGCACTTTCCGATAGAAAAGGGTTTTGTTATTTTATAGGTACTCCAGCGGGTATGAGTAATATTTTTTATGATTTATACCAGCACGCTTTATCAGATGATAAATGGTTAGCTTATACGGCTAAAGCAAGCGAGACAAAAATTATTGACCAGGAAGAGCTAGACGCAGCAAAAGCTCAA